ACGACTTCATTGAGGGCGACAGGAATCCGGCACTCGTTACGGCGTTCAAGATGGTCCGGGACGCATGGATCGAATACAACCGCGGTGCCGGGCCGCTCGCGGCGGAAGATGATGACAGCATATATATCTGATACGGGACGCGGGCAATGCACTTGCCCGCTACCTCGTGATACTATTGATGGAGGAGGAATCAGATGGCAAGACCCAGCAGGCGCGGACTGGTGTATTTTCCGCTCGATGTTGACATCGACGAAGACCCTGCCGTCCGTTTCATTGAGGCTAAACACGGGCCTACAGGGTTCTACGTCCTTGTCAAGCTATTCATGCGTATCTATCGCGGTGAAGGGTACTACATCACATGGGATATGCGGGAACTGTACCTATTTGCCAGGCAGGTCAATGTCCAGCCGGAAACCGTCTCGTCGATCATTACTGACTGCATTACTGAGGGGCTATTTAGCGAAGCCATCTTTGCGAAGTACGGCGTGCTTACTAGCCGAGGCGTTCAACGTCGTTACAGGGCATCCACGCGGCGGCTGTCGCTCAAGATCGACAGCAGATATTACCTCCTCGCCGAAATCCAGGAAGACGAGCCCGAGCCCGAAGAGCCCGAAAACATTGTGCCTGACGTGGTTGCCTACCTCAACGAGAAAGCTGGCACTGCCTACAGGGCGGCAAGCGCCAAAACGCAAACGCTCGTCAGGGCAAGAGTCACCGAGGGCTATACCCTGGACGACTTCAAGACCGTGATCGAGGTGAAGAGCGAGGAGTGGCGCGGTACGAAGATGGCCAAGTATCTGAGACCCGAGACACTGTTCGGGTCGAAGTTCGAGGGGTACTTGCAGGGAGGGAGGATAGACGATGTGCCAGAATCCGTCGGATCGTTCAGAGACATTCGCGAGCTTCTCAATTAGGGCTTGCGACGCGATCATACAGGGGATCCAGTGCCCCGAGTTACCCGACGTCACCGCCTGTCAGTTTTGCGACACCGTGCGCGAGCATATCGGTATTCTAAGCCCGTTTTCCAAAGCACCAAAGGTTATAGCCTGGCTGGGAAATCCCGAGGACTGCGATTGCGTCGAGTTCCTTGAGGCCAAGGCCGCACGGTTAGCGGCTCAAGAGCGCGATCGCGACGAAGAGGAGGTACAGCGGGAACGGGAACGGGCGACACGACAGATTCTACGGAGCGGAATAAAGCAGAGATTCCTGACGCGGACGCTCGATAGCTATGTGCCTGGTGAGAACAGTAGGGCGCTCAAGCTCGCAAGGCGCTATGTCGAGACGTTCGAAGAAAGAAGTGCTCAAGGGTTCGGTATCTACTTTGTTGGGCCGGTGGGCGTGGGTAAGACGCATCTAGCGGTCGCAATAGGGTTGGCACTAATCGAGCAGGGGGTGCCGGTGCTATTCACCACCAGCCCCGATATGCTGAGTGAGGTCAGGGAAACGTACTCGGCCCAGAAAAGCGAGGAACAGGTGCTATCACGATACCGAACGGCCGACGTGCTGATCCTCGACGACATAGGCAAGGAATCCCCAAGCGAATGGACGTGCGCGACGCTATTCTCCCTGATGAACGATCGCTACGAAAGCATGATGCCAACGATAATCACCACGCAGTACAGCGATGCAGAGCTTCACAGACGACTCGGGGGTGGAGGCGACAAGAAGACGGCCGAGGCCCTAGTATCAAGGCTGCATGAGATGTGTTATCGTGTTGATATGCAAGGGCCAGACTGGAGGAACGGAGAGAGAACATGAGCATCAACATCGTATGTGTCAGCGGGAACCTTACCCGAGATCCCGAGCTCAGGATGAGCGCCAGCGGCACGGCGGTTCTGAACTTTGGTATCGCCGTGAACGAAAACCGGAAGAACGCCCAGACGGGTGAGTGGGAACCCTACGCTCACTTCTTCGATTGCACCGCCATCGGCAAGCGGGCCGAGGGTCTGGCGACGTTCCTCAAGAAAGGCATGAAGGTCGCCGTGGCAGGCAAGCTGTCATGGCGTCAGTGGGAGACCCCCGAGGGCGAGAAGCGCACGAAGGTCTCGATACTCGTGGACGAGGTGGACGTTATGTCACCGAGGCGGGATAATGAAGCCAGCGGCGGGGTCGCAGATCAAGGTTATCCCTCCTCCAGGCCTACATCTCCCCCGCCGCCAACTGACGAAATACCGTTCTAGCACAACTCTTGGAGGAGGAAACAATGAACACTACCTTTCTGCACGAGAACACCACCGGCCGCGCTATCAAGGGATACGCCTGCCTGCCAGACGGCTCAACCGCCATCATTCTCGACGACGGCCGCGTGCTGACGGGTAAGCACCTGATGCTGCTGGACGAGTGGAAATCCGAGCAGCTACGCGCTGAGCTATGTATATCGCTATCGTCACACAGCACGGCGCTGACGGCACTTCGCACCAGCAAGGATACAGGCATAAGGGAACGGATCGATAATCGCCGTGCGGCTACTGTGAGGCGTAGAGATCGCAATGTCGTTGCGGTCATCGACGACGATGTTCCCGCCTTCACCGCTATCGCGACAGGGAAGGGCATGACTGATGTTGACCGGCGGGCGCGCACTGAGCGACTTGCCCGAGAGATCCCGGATGTGTAAGGAGGAGGTTGATGATGATGAATAACGACTATATCGAGCCGGACGAAACCGAAGAGGCCGAGTGGATGGCGCTTTAGGCGCGAGCTGACCATGAGCGTAAGGCGATACTAGAGGACGGGCCGCTAGATGAAGCTAATCATCGAGGGTACCCTGCCGGGGCTGAATGACTACATCCGAGCTTGCCGCGGGAACCGCTACGTCGGTGCCAGGATGAAGGATGCCTGTGAGGAGCGGGTAGCCTGGGCCATCAGGAGCCACGGTATCCAGCCATTCACCAGTAAGGTTCAGGTAGGCTTTCACTGGATCGAGCCGAACATGCGGCGGGACAAGGATAATATAGCGTTCGGTAAGAAGTTCATCCTCGACGCCCTCGTGATGGCTGGTGTGCTGCCGCTAAAAGACGGATGGAAGGGCGTCGAGGGCTTCCGTGACTCCTTCAGTATCGACAGGCATAATCCACGCATTGAAGTAACGATGGAGAGGGCGACATGAGGAGCTGCACACTTTGCGCGTCGGAGTTCGAACCAGGCCACGGGAACGCGCGTTACTGCGATCTATGCCGTATGAGTGTTTGCGCCCGGTGCCACAAGCCATTCCGGCGCTCACAGCCGCATAAGGTGGCCTACTACTGCTCGCCAACCTGCAGGCGTAACGACACGCTCAGGGACTACATCGAGGAGAACCAGGCCAGCGTGACCGCTATGGATGTAGCGAGCAGGTTCGGCATTTCACGCCAACGGGTGTACCAGGTATGTGCCGAGCAGGGCATCAGGCTTCTCTCGCGGCATCGAAATAATACCGGCTAAGTGTTGACACTATACCCGCTACGGGTGTATTCTCAGGGTGTAACCTACACCTGGAGGAGGAAGAAATGACTGAGCCGCAAGAGTACACGCTGGAAAAGATCGGAGAGGATACGATCGCCGTAGTGGCGGATAACATCGTCGTCGGTCTTGTCATGGAGTGGCACCTTAGAGAGAGATTCGGCCACCGGCGAATATCCAAGCGGATGGTGAAGTTTTCACGGGACGGGGTATCGTGGGTCGCTCGGCCGTGGTCGGAGGAGGCAATCCATCTAGCCGCCGAGCGTCTTACTGCTCAGGCAAGGAAGGAGGCTAAAGGTGAAGCGTTCCAGTGCCGTTGACTGGATCATTGCCGTTGTAGGGATAGCTGTGTTGATGTTCGCGCTCATGGCGATCGTTGTTCACGCATCGCAAAGAGACGCGGCGCTACTGAACTGGCAGGCCGATATGAAGGAATCAGGACAGTGGGAGCGGATCGTCAAGGAGAACGCAGAAGCGGGAGGGTACTAAGATGGTGCCTAAACTGCACGACATGCCCGCCGAACAGATCATCAAAACGCTGATACGTGGAATGTCTGAAGATCTATCCTTCGAGGAGATATAAGATGATGCAACACTCATTCTTCCGGCCCGACCCGCTCAGTGACGCCGTGGACTGGAAACACGCAAACGGTCGCGCCTATAGGCAGATCGTCGAGTGGGCGCGGGAAGACATACGCCACAATCAGAAACCGGCTATCGATCTATACGTCAATCTGCTACGGCGTCCGCATTTTTCTCAGAAGCTAGGGCTATCCTGGAGCGACCACGTGTATAAGGTCAACAACAACCTTCGATCGTCACTAGCCAGGCTCATCATGGCCGAGCATCCCGATATAGAGTTTGAAACGAGATCGGCAATGTGTGATACAGCCAGAGCCTCCCTTCACGCTCAACAAGTAGTGCGGCGTGCTGCTACGATCGTACCAGAGAGGCAGGGACGACCATGAGCCACGACTATCAAACATACGCGACGCGAGAAGCGGCACAGGAAGCGGCTGATAAGATACGCACCTGGCCTAGCTGGGAGATTGAGCAGGCCTATCTACCGGACGACGCCAATGCCGACGCTGATGGATTCGTGTGGCTAGTCTGCCGCACATTCACGCAGCGGCTGTATCTGCGTGCCGACGGAACGCTGAGCTAGGGGGAGGAGATGGCATGTCTGACCATAGGAAATCCCGCCAGAAGCCACAGGAGGCCGCTGGAGGCCATTTGCCCGACGCGGCGACCAAAGACACTCCGCCTAACACGAAAAAACACGGTTCCCCGTTCAGCAAAGCGGTAGCAGGCAATCCCGAGACCCCGCCCGTGCTGGTTGCGCGGAATATGGTGATCGGCTACATCGTGAAACGGTTCGTTCCGAACCTTCCAGCGCCTAGCGTGATAGCGGCGGCGGAACGCGATCTAGGGATTCCGGCCGAACACAGGGTAACGAGGGACGCCGTGAGGGAGGAGAAGTCATGTTGAAGCCTCTCGCATAAGCCAACGAGGACTATCGGGGCAATCGCTCATCTGAATCCGAGAAGGCGCACCGTGCGCTCAAGGCCGTAGAGAGAAAGGAAGCAAAATGAGCTATCAATCAGTTGAATCGGAAAAAAGGCCTGACGGTATATGGAACTTTGAGACTCGCTCAGGCGCGCAAGACATGATCGTCGCTTTAGGCTTAGACGATTGCAATTGTGTGAGAGCCATCCTTGCCGACAAGAAGACAGCTTGGATTGTGGAGCGTGACAAGGGAGGCGACACCACGCAGTATCTTTGCAACGACGGGAGTATGCGGCGATGGAGAAAGCAAAATGATAGGCAGAGCCGAGAAAGCAGCGAGAAGCTCTACATATACCCTCGCTGGCCAGGCTCGCATGACTCGACCAAGAGGCTGGAGGTAGATTGAAATGAGCGACATACAGACCTTCGAGAATGCTGTCTGGCGTGAGGAGAAAAAATGAAACCCAACACCGTCATCTGCCCTGACTCCGGGCGTATCATACCCAAGGCATATGCCAGAGTAGCCCACGATGAAATCGGGATTGCGCTCAATTCGCTCGCTCGCGGACAGATGAGAGCCCGGCTGCTTGCTGATATCGCGCTGGATTTGATGGTCTGTGAGATGGAGGGGCTAGACCCCCGCGACTACATCAAAGAGCTAAGAGAGATGATAGCCGACATCGAGGCACAAATTGACGCGGCTACGGCCAAATGGGGGCAGGAATGAACGACCTCATCGCTGAAGATTGCGTGGTATGTGGCAGACGGGCACAATCACGCCACCATGAGCCGCCGAAGGGTATGGGCGGAACACGCATCAAGCGTCCAGTGCTGTCATTGTGCTGCATAGGCAACGAGGACGCTACCACCTGCCACGGCGCAAGGCATCATAGCGACCTCAAGCTTGAGAAGCACAACGGCGTCTGGTACTTCATCCCGAACGATCGCTATTCGGGATTCCTGCAAGGCATAGGACTTGCCGTATCCGCGAATGAGAGGAATGTTTGCAGATGCCAATAGGATCGCCGGTATCGAAATTCTGGGCCGACTGGTCGCACTGGTGCGCACAACCGTAAAGGAGAGAGAAAAATGAAATATTCGCTGATTAAGACCGATACGGAAGAGTGGCTCGGACGGACGCTCTTCCGCATCCAGGCCGAGAAAGCCTTCGGGTCTGTCAGGAAAGGCGAACTTGGCGGCTACATCGAGGCGGAAGAGAACCTCGATCAGTCCGGCAACGCATGGGTGTCCGGCAACGCATGGGTGTCCGGCAACGCATGGGTGTCCGGCAACGCATGGGTGTACGGCGACGCGAGGGTGTACGGCAACGCATGGGTGTACGGCGACGCGCAGGTGTACGGCAACGCGCAGGTGTACGGCGACGCGCAGGTGTACGGCAACGAGCAGGTGTACGGCAACGCGCAGGTGTACGGCAACGTGAGGGTGTACGGCAACGCGAGGGTGTACGGCAACGCGCAGGTGTACGGCGACGCGAGGGTGTACGGCAACGCATGGGTGTCCGGCAACGCGCAGGTGTACGGCGACGCGAGGGTGTACGGCAACGCATGGGTGTACGGCGACGCGCAGGTGTACGGCAAAGCGCAGGTGTACGGCAACGCGAGGGTGTACGGCAACGCATGGGTGTACGGCAACGCGCAGGTGTACGGCGACGCGAGGGTGTCCGGCAACGCATGGGTGTACGGCAACGCGAGGGTGTACGGCGACGCGCAGGTGTACGGCAACGCGTGGGTGCGCGGCGACGCGCGGGTGTACGGCGACGCGAGGGTGTGCGGCGACGCGAGGGTGTACAGCGGATTTGCCTTCGCCTTCAGGGCCCATGCTTGGGCAGTGACCGAGGTCGAAGTCGAGGGCGGCGTGCTGCTTGTCGGGAACTATGTAGGTGAGGCCCGATGAGTCGCCAGACATCTGGGCCGACGTGCCCGGGATCTACGTGAGATCGGAGGAGCTGACGATCAAGACGAGCCTGTTCTCCCGCTCGCCTGAGGATGCGTTCGCATACCTCGAGACGGTGCTCCGAGACGAGCGCGGTCGGCGCAAGGCGGCACGGCAGACGCACCCAGAGAGACACGAGTACTGGTCCAGGCGCGTGGCCGAGATCGATGAGGCACTCGGCGCGCTCGAAGTGCTGAGACCGGTGGCCGAGACGGCGAAGTGAATCCCCTTAGCTGGCTCCTCTGCCGCAACCATCAATACCGGCTTGAGACTGCTGTAACTCACCTGCCTGATAGCGCCCGGCGTCATGTCCTGTTCTACGGCGACGCCTGGCGCTTCACCAAGCACCACGAGCTATACAGGTGCGAAAGGTGCGGTAGGCGCAAGACAGTGCTACGATAGCAGGGTGTATGCCATACCCTGAGAGGAGTATCTGTGTATGGGGACGGACAAGACAAAGCCGCCTAGTGAGGCCAGCGGCATTCCCGTATTCTGCGCTTACGACAAGCTAGTGCCGATTGAGCGTGTGGTCGGCAATCCGCGCAATCCCAACACTCACCCTCAGGTACAAGTTGACATGTTGGCGAAGATAATCAAGGCGCAGGGATGGAGAGCGCCCATTACCATTAGCACACGCAGCGGCTTTATCGTTCGCGGGCATGGTCGGCTTGCCGCCGCGCAACAGCTAGGCGTCGCATCGGTGCCGGTGGACTACCAGGATTATGATTCGGAGGCGTCAGAATGGGCTGACCTGATAGCGGACAACCGGCTAGCGGAGCTGGCGCAGGTCGATATGACCGGGCTACGCGACTTATTGCAGGAGCTGGATGTTGGCGACCTCGACATGGATCTCACCGGCTTCGACCTTGAGAGCCTAGAGCGCCTGATGACCTCATTCGGCGATCATCCCGAACCCGAGGCCGACAACTACCAGAGCCAGTTCGGGGTTATCGTCATGTGCGCCGACGAGGGGGAGCAGCAGGAGGTCTACGAGCGACTCACCGCCGACGGTCTCACGTGCAAGGTGGTCGCCGTATGACCGGCGTCGTTTCGTTACGTCGGCGAGAGGCCGTACCAGATGGCTAGACCGTCGAAGTATATCGCAGCCGTGCATAATGACTGGGCGTGGGCTTTGTGCGCGGTCGATGATGCCACGGATAAGGACATCGCTAGAGCCTTCGGCGTAAACGAGAACACGATCAATCAGTGGAAGAAGAAACATCCCGAGTTTCGAGAGTCCCTAAAAGAGGGCAAGGCATCCACAGACGCGAGAGTATCCCGCAAGCTATCGGAAAAGGCACTAGGCTACAGGGTCGAGACCACGCGGACGACGCGCAAGATACGCAAGGACGCAGATGGCAGGGAGACCCAAGACATCACGCAGGTTACCACCGAGACGGTGATTCCTCCTGACACCACCGCGATAATCTGGTGGCAGAAGAACCGCGATCCCGAGAGATGGCGCGATAAGCAAGGCGACCCCAAGGCCAACGAGGAGGCTATCCGTGACTTCCTGGAAAAGGTGAGGCCATCACCGGCAGATGTTGCGGCGCTATTCAAGGAAGAATAAATGGGATTCCCGTTCGCGGACTTCTCGCTCAAGCAAAAACAGCTAATCAACTGGTGGGCTGATGGCTCACCATATCAGGATTACGATGGGTTTATCGCCGACGGTGCCATTAGGAGCGGCAAGACCATCGGCATGATTGTGAGCTACATGCTGTGGTCACAAGGTGCCTTCAGTACGCCGCAAAACTTCATCCTTGCCGGTAAGAGCTTTGGATCGCTAAAGCGCAATGTTGTGTTGCCGTTGCTAAACATCCTCGACACATGGGGCTGGGGCTGGCAGTACAACCGTGGCGAAGGGTTCGTTGTCGTGCGCGGCCATACCTACTACATGTTTGGGGCCAGCACAGAAGCATCTCAGGACATGCTACAGGGGCTAACGGCGGCCGGTGCTTTGGCTGACGAGGCTTCACTATTCCCGCAGAGCTTTATCGATCAGATGGTAGGCCGCTGTAGTGTCGAGGGTTCGCGGATGTTCTTCAACTGCAACCCACGCGGTCCGCTTCACTATTTCAAGGTCGAATTCATCGACAAGGCCGACGAGAAGCGCCTAGTCTACACACACTTCGATCTCGACGATAACACCACACTGAGCGAGGATGTGAAGGCACGCTATCGGCGCATGTTCTCAGGCATGTTCTACCGCCGCTATATCCTCGGTGAGTGGGTAAGCGCACAGGGCGCTATATACGACATGTTCGACCTCAACACGCACGTTATCGACGCTTACGCCGATGTGGGCGAACCGGCGGACGTTAGCAGGCTATACGGGCGCTTCCATGTGTCGTGCGACTACGGCACGCAGAATCCGCATGTCTACCTGCTTTGGGGCGAGCGCAAGGCTGATAAGAGATGGGTATGTCTGAAGGAATACTACTGGGATGGGCGGGGCACTAACCGCCAAAAGACCGACGAGGAGTATCATAGCGATCTCATCGAGTTCGTCGGCGATCTGGCTATTGAGCGCGTTATCGTCGATCCGTCGGCCGCATCGTTCATCGCGACAATCCGCAAGCATGGAGTCTTCCGCGTGCGCAAGGGCCGTAACGCCGTGCTTACCGGCATACGAAATACCGCAACTGCGCTCACTGCTGGTATGATTCTATTCGACAAGTCGTGCGAGAACACGATAAAGGAGTTTCATTCGTATGAATGGGACAAGAAGGCCGTGGAGCGTGGGGACGACGTACCGCTCAAGCAATCAGACCACGCGATGGATGCCGTGCGCTACATGGTACTCACTGTGATAGCCAACACTAATATGTCCGTACTAAGGTAGGGAGCTGGCAATGCTAGGGACAAAGGGCGGGGCCGACCTTGTAGGCATCTCACGGGCGATCTTCGAGGCAACTACTATGGATGATTTTGGCATTGTGAGCCGTGTTATATCCGAGTTTGGGGCGTCGAGTTCGCGGGCCTGGATGCTCATTGGCAAGGAGTATTACCGCGCGCATAACGACATCCTGAAGCGGCGTATGTACCGCTACGTCGGTGGCAGCAAAACACCGGACGAGGACAAAATAAATAACCGCGTTGCGCATCCGTTCATGAGGCTGGTTGTCGATGAGAAGGCCGGTTATCTACTAGGCACCGCGCCGGTATTCACCAGCACCGACGAGGCCCTGCAGGAGCGGCTACAGGATATTCTCGATGATACCTTTCTCGATACACTTATCGACGTGGCCGTAGAAGCGAGTAACTGCGGGATAGGCTGGTTGCATCCATTCATAGCTACCGATGCCATTGCGGGCGGGGCAAAGCTATGTTTTGCCGACCTTCCGAGTGAGCAGATAATCCCGTTGTGGGCTGATGAGCAGCACACGAAGCTCGATGCCGTCGTTAGGCATTACTACGTCACCGAGTACCACGGCCAAAAGAAGGTTCCCGTTCTCAAGGTCGAGCTATGGACGGATACGACGGTGCAATACTACACGGCGCACGAGGGTGAGCTGGTGCTGGATATTGGCCGCAATCCCCTAGGCGATCCGATAGGACACTTCGCAACCGCAGACGGCCGCATGTATGGCTGGGGCATGGTGCCGTTCATCCCCTTCATGAACAACAGCGCCGAGCTACCTGATATCTACTTCGTCAAGTGCCTAATCGACGAATACGACAAGGCCGTGAGCGATCAGTCCAACAGCCTTGAGGAGCTGACCGAGCTGGTGTATGTGCTACGCAACTACGGCGGCACGAACCTTGAGGAGTTCATGAGCGACCTCAAGTACTACAGGGCCATCAAGGTCGATGACGACGGCAACGTGGAGACCCTCAGCGCAACCCTCAACCCTGACGCTCACGAGAAGCATCTCGACCGCCTCAAGAGCGACTTCTACCAGTTCTCCCAGTCGGTGGACATGAGCAAGGAAACTGGGCTGGGGAATAATCCGTCAGGCGTGGCGCTCGAATTCATGTACTCGGGACTCAAGCTGAAAGCGTCCGCTATGGAGCGCAAGTTCAAGGCGGCGTTCCGAATCCTCTTCTGGTTCACCACGGAATATCTCAAGGTTGTAAACGAAGGTACGTTTGATCCTTCCACGGCGAAGGTCACGTTCACCCCTACAGCCATCGCCAATACCAGGGAGCGCATTGAGACGGCTAACGCTTCGATGGCCACCACCTCGCGGAAAACGGCACTTGAGAATCATCCCTGGGTTGACGACACCGACGAGGAGATGAGCCGTATCGCCGAAGAGGGTGAAATATCGCTGACAAAGGCGCTGACAGCGTTGCGTGCAGGCGCAGGGCCGACGGGCGTATAAGGTGGAGCTAAGGGAAACATATCTAGCCAGGCGGATACTCCGGCGGCATGTGTCTCTGTTTGCTAGCATCGACGAATCAATGCGTGCACATGCGGAATTTTACGCCGCCATGAACGACTCGATACTCAAGGAGCTCGCTCTGCTAAACTCCAAGACTGATCTATCCTTGAGCGAGGTATACAAATGGGGGCGGCTGGATAGGCTGAATGAGCTTATCATCGAGGAGGGGAAGGCACTCGGAACGCAAAGCGTGAGCCTGGCGCGTTCAGATCTGCGAGCTGTCTATACGGCAAGCGGCCAGCAGTTAGCCGACTCGCTAACGCTTGAGTGGGTAAGGCTCCCAAGCGAGAAGGTGACCGCGCTGTTGTCATACCCCTGGAGCGGGGATAACTTCTCTTCACGCATCTGGGACAACACCGAAAAGCTAATCACAACAGTACGCCAGACCCTCACGCGGGGGTTTGTGACCGGCGACAGCTTCCATGTGATGGCTAGCGATCTCGATAATGTCATGGGGCGTGGGCTTGCAAACGCCGACCGGCTTATCCGGACCGAAGGTATGTTCTTCATCAACCAGAGCCAGCTTGATCAGTACCGTGAATGGGGCTTTGAGCGCGTGCGGTATCTCGCTATCGACGACAACCGCACCTGCGATGATTGCGCCGTGTTTGACCGACAGGTGTTCGAGGTAGGTTCCGAAGAGCCGTTGCCATTGCATCCAAATTGCCGCTGTACCTATATCCCCGTTGTCGAGGACCTGCGCGCTAAGCTACGCGAAGAAGGTAGGAGCGGTAAGGATATAGCCTATTTTGTTAGAGAGGATGAGTAGGATGATTGAGCTTTGGATCGACGAGGGACATGGCGGGCGTGATCCGGGAGTGGTTAGCGGTGACCGCCAAGAGAAAACGCTAAACCTTGCCTTGAGCCATGAGACTAACCGTCTAGCTAAGGTTCAGGGTTGGGATGTGAAGCGTACACGATCGACCGATGTTTTTGTGTCGATAAATGACCGGTGGAGGAGAGCCAACGCTGAAGGTGCGGACGTGTTCATTAGCCTTCATCACGATTGGACGGCCGGAAGGCAGGCCGTCATATTCCCCAAGGGAACCGGCACACGGGTAACGCAGTCTAGCCGCCTAGCTACAGCCATCAGTAAGCGGATCGAGCATCTAGCGCCAACTGATAGCGTTGCGCGCGTGGATAATCGCGGGCTAGGGGTCCTAAACCATACGACCATGCCCGCCGTGCTGATTGAGGTTTCACGGGTTCAGGACACCTACAGCGTGGCGGCTATGGCGGAAGGCATCGTACGGGGCATCTGCGACTACATGGGCCTGCCATTCGTGGTAACGCGTCCCCCGGCCAAGCCGGTAGCACCGCAAACGATGTTCGTCACAGCATCGTCGCTAAACGTCAGGAGCGGGCCGAGTACGGAGTTTCGCGTTGTTCGCCAACTCGCGCGGGGTGCCAGCGTGAGCGTCACGGACAATATAGGCGCGTGGAGAAGGATCGGAGTAGGCAACTACGTTCACGGCTCCTTCCTCTCGACAGCCAGGCCAGCGGTTCCCGTAGCACCGAGCCCCGTCGCAACAAGACCCGCGGGAAGAGCGGCAAGGGTGGTCAACGCCTCATTTTTGAACGTCCGCGCGACGGCTTCGATGAAGGGCCGCATTGTTGGTGTCTTGAGGGCTGGTCAACATGTGACAGCAGGGCCAACGAAGGACGGCTGGACGCAGATTCTCACGCCTCACAAGGGTTGGGTCGGCAGCCGTTTTCTCGAAAATGTATAAATGGTACTTTCAACACATATCCTGCAAAACGGGCGTTTCGGTGTAATTAACTCGGGTTTTGTTGTAATTAACTCGGGTTTCTGTCGTACATAACTAGGGTTAATTACAACACCACGTCGAAAACGAGGCACGGAGGAGGAGAAGTCGCATACACGAAAAACGACAATCGCACGGAAGAATTAGCGTTTTCACCGTATAAGCCGCTTCTTTTTATGCAAAAACTGAAGCAAGGAAAAATAGCGATCGAAGATGACCTATATATTTAAGCCCTTAATTATTTATATCTTCTTAAAAGCCTTTAACACAGCCGCTTGCCAAAAAGATTGAAAGTGCTATGCTTTAGGCGAAGGGAGGTAGCGACATGGGTTTCACAGTTAGGCACGACGACTACGATAACCGCGTGACTGCGAGCTTTGAGAGTACCGTTGTTGATCTTCCGAGTGGTGAGGTTCGCCATATCGACCAGCAAACCAACTTCCTCCAAGCCGATGATGATGAGAAGCAATACCTCATCGACCGGATGGAGAAAGTTATCGCGTTGCTGAAGCCCGCAAAGAAGGCTAGTGGGGTAAAGACCCCTAAGAAGTGATCACAAGCCCGTACAGGCGCGTTTAGTGCGCCAGGGCGTGAGATAAATGCCTGTCCGGTGGGTAACACCGGAACCGCAAGGCGGGAGCCGACCCGTGAAAAAGGCCAGCGGATCGAAGGAGACGGGAAAACATGGACATCAAGACCGTGTTGGGTGAAGAGCTGTATATGCAGGTGGCTGAGAAACTAGGCAGTCACAAGGTCGCCATCATCACCGACGGGAATTACATCCCGAAGATGAAGTTTGACGAGCTAAATGAGGAGACGAAAGGCCTCCGAGCACAGCTCGACGAGCGCAACACACAGCTAGCACAGCTCAAGGATTCCGTGAAGGACTCCGAGGAGCTGACCGAGCGCCTAAAGCAACTCGAAACCGAGAACAAGGCCAGTGCGGAAGAGCACGCCGCCGCCCTAAACCGCATGAAACTAGAGTTCGCGGTGGATATGGCGCTCACTGCCGCTCAAGCGCGTGACCCGAGAACAGTACGCCCATTGCTCGACATGGATCTTGTCAGGCTAGGCGACGACGGTAAGGTCATGGGCATTGAGGAGCAGATCAAAACACTACAGGAGCAGAGCGGCTTTCTCTTTGCGGGTGATGAAACATTGAACGGTGGACAGCTTATTGGTCAGCGTTCTGCTGATGTTGGGGTATCGGGCGCGGGTAAAAATCCGTTCGACCCGAAGGCTCCTAACCTCACTGAACAAGGCCGCATCTACCGTGACGACCCCGCAAAGGCCAAAGCCCTCATGGAACAGGCTCAAGCGAACCTTGGGCGTTGAGAGGTAGGCAACTATGGCAGGCGTAGTGCTTTCGGATGTAATCGTCCCTGATGTGTGGACACCCTACACGGTTCAGAGGACGATGGAGCTATCAGCAGTAGTACAAAGCGGGATCGTCGAGAGCACACCGTTCTTCGATAACCTCGCATCCTCGGCGGGATCGACCGCCAATATGCCGTTTTGGGGCGACCTGGCAGGAGCATCGGAGAACGTCACCGAGGCGACCGTGCTTGCACCGGACGGCATCACCGCAGGGCAGGACACCGCGATCATCTTCCGGCGTGCGCGTATGTGGTCGAGTACCGACCTTTCCGCGTCGCTCTCCGGTAGCGATCCGGCGGGTGTTATCGCTAATCTCGCGGCCTCTTATTGGGCGCGTGACCTCCAGGCAGAGCTTATCGCCATCCTCGGCGGAGCAATGTCTGCGGCAAGCATGGCCAGCAATGTCCACGACATTAGCGGTGGCGCGGGTGCCGCTGCTGTATGGAGCGGATCGGCGTTTATCGACGCCGTGCAGAGGCTAGGAGATGCTAAGGATCAGCTCGCCGCTGTCGTCATGCACTCCATGACCGAGACACTGCTTCAGAAGCAGAACCTCATCACCTACATCCAGCCGACCGATGGCGGAGATCGCATAGCGACCTACATGAACAAGCGCGTCATTATCGACGACTCTTGTCCGGTAGCCGCTGGCGTCTACACGACTTACATCTTCGGCGCGGGTGCCGTGGCACTCGGGAACGGCAATCCTGCCGGATTCGTCGCAACGGAAATCGACCGTGATAAGAGGCGTGGATCGGGGATCGACTACTTGGTCAACCGCAAGACGCTTATCCTGCATCCTCGCGGGATCGCCTTCACCGGAACACCGGCTAATCCAGCATCGCCAACTCGCGCAGAGCTGGGAACCGCTGGCAACTGGACACGGCGCTTTGACAGCAAGGCAATCAGGATCGTGGCATTCAGGCACCGGATAGCGTAAGGCTGATATGATGGGAGGCCGAGAGAGCTTATCGGGCTTATCTCGGCCTTCTGTCGTGAAAGGGTGATATAGGGCATGGCAATCACACCGTTTCGCCCCGTAGCCAGCCGAGACATCTACAGCGCGGACATATCGGGCGTACAGGATGCCGTGAACCGTTGCGAGCATGTTCTCGGGCTAGGTACTGCCGTCGTTACAGGGCATACACTGACGGCGGTAGCCGACCAAGAGGACAGCACACTACACCGGCGCATATATGAGGGCACCATCCGGGGCTGGCTGGAGGATCCCGCTCCCGTTATCATGCGCGGTAGTGTCACCATTCCACCTGACGAATATACGCTATTCGCCGCTCAGGGCATGATAATTTTCAACGTGCAGCAGACGGCGGGAGCGGTGATAACTGCTAACTTCACTCATGTCACCAACGCCTCGGCGCTGACAGGCCACGAGGCTAATACCAACAATCCGCATATGGTTACAGCGGCTCAGGTTGGAGCGGCCACCACGGGCGCGCTGACAGGCCACGAGGCTAATACCAACAATCCGCATATGGTTACAGCGGCTC